GTCTCTGTAATAACCTCACCGTATGCTGTTGCCTGAGTATTAACATAGTCCCAATCAACACGCATACCATGCCTGTTCATCTCAATGGTTGCACGTAGTGCCTCCATTTGTGTAAGCATCAAAGCCATGACTCCCATACTCTCTGTCTCTATAAACTGTGCCTCAAAAATACGGGTTGTGTTACTAACATCACCTACCAAGTATGGTAGTAATTCTTCTTTTGGAATGTCTTCTGTATCAATACCTGCTTTCCAATAGTTTTTGATTTTCTCATCTTTACATGTAAAAGCATTAACATATTCTACTGTTAATTCATCTAGGCTAGCATACTGATGACGTTGCCCTGATAAAAGATAGGCCGCTAGTTGCGTATCCCAAATACGTGGGAGCATGTTACTAGTATTGCGATAGATGTACAACAGATCAAACTTAATGTTGTGTCCAACAACTAGATCAGCTTCCTTAAACTTCTCTAGTAACATTGTTACATCAACACCATCAACATTATATTCTGTAGCTACAGTTTCTCCATCAGAGCACCACCCTGCTGCAACAATCTTATTGCCTAGCCACATAGGATTGGCCTTGTGATTACCTACTGGACATTTTATACTTGTCTCCAAGTCAATTATGATATTCATTGACACAATCCCTAATTAGAGAATGAACATTAAATAGATATGCAAAGCTTTCATCAAGATGTGTGCTAGTACGTGGGCTATATCCTGCCCATAAAGAATGCTCATTAACTAACACTGTATCATATATGCCCTCACTACCTGAAACAGCAACAATCATAATGCTGTATTTGTAACGTGAGCTATACCACACATCACCTATCTTTGGAACTATCGTGTTTTCCATTTGCTTACATACCTTGCTTTAGCTGGTTCAATATCAACCTCAAAACATCCGTGTCTGTGTGCCTCTAATGTCTCAGGGCCACCGAATAGTTTGTTCTTTGGTACGTGTATAAATCGCTGTAAATCCATAGCTGGTTCATTACTCTTACCAATTGTAATGATGGCATCAGCCTCACCAATCTTATCTGTCTTACTGCCTCGCAATTGATTCATCTGAATCCATTTCTCTCCCTCACCTGTACCGTCAACCTGACTGATAGCAATCACTGGGCAATACTCTTTAGCTAAGTCTCTAGCCCATTCATATAATGCACCGATACGTAAGTCTTCTCTACTCTCATTCTTAAATCCTTGCACCTTATCTAGCTGATCGAAGATGATTAGTCCGGGCTTAAACTCTTTAAACAACATAGAGATTTTACCGACACTCTTAACACCGCTATCATCATCAAGCACTAAAAACCTGTTACCACCGTTACTAATAAACCCTGCCTCATACTTACTAGGGTTGGCTAACAAGTCTCCTGTAGTAGTACCATGATAGGCTTGAATAACACGCATCATAACCTTGTTGCTTGCTTCTTCGTTGTTAATCCAAATCACATGCTCATCAGGTTTTAGCTGCGTCATCATGTAACTAGCCTCGCTAGCAGTGAACGTTGTCTTACCTGTCTCAGGTCTTGCAGCTACGATAATGAAGTCACCCTTACGTAGGGGGCCTAACGCTATGTTAAGCTCTTTAAGACGCCATTTAAGCCCTCCTGTAGACACTACTTCAGAGATGTAGGATAGGCTAGGGTTAACAAACACATCACTCTTGTCTACACTAGCACCAATTTCTTTTTTGTATTCGTTTAGTAGCGGTTCAATACTAGTAAGATCAGCAGCATGACCTGTACCAATCTTTAAACATATGTCATATATCTGTGTAGCATAATCTGTTTCAATCAGCTTGGCTAGAATGTCCTTGCTGATAGGGCGTGGAATAATCAAGGCATCACGTAGGTTATCGAATGCTGCCTCGTATGGTGCAGGATGTTTTAGTTTCTTTCCCTTCACAATGAAATAGAAAGTTCTAAACTCATCAAAGTCAAACACATCCCTACTAGGGAAGTTCTCCCAATACTCACCTAACACTGAGAATATATCTAATGTAATGTTAGATACGTTATGTTTCTTTACATGCTCCTTAAATCTAGTGTACGCAACTTTGTCACTAACTACAGCCAACAAGTCTATATCATACGACATTACAATTCCATTTCACTAAGTGTTTCAATTGATATTTCTTTAGGTTGTTCATTGTTGATACTAATAATGTTACGACACACTGCTGACAACTCTTTAAATAGTTTCATACATCCTGTATGCCCTGCTGTATCATCATCAAGCCAGATAACAAGCTTGCTTGGTTTTAACATAGTTACAAAGTCTAACGTGTCAGCACCTAATTTAGTACCAAGTAAACACAGTGTTGAATAGCCTACCTTGTTTAGTTTATAACTACTAAGCAAGTCTTCTGTCAATACTAATGTCTCCTTTACGCCACGAATGTACGACATACGCTGATTTGTGTACGTTACGTACTTAGGCGTACTATTATAGTTACGCATTTGATAACCACACATACGAACATCACTATATATAGGCAGTAGTATACCGTGCTTAGTCTCTCGTATATTGAAGTGTGTACATTCTTTCTCAGAGAATCCATACTGTGCTAACCATAGTTGTCCCTCTACTTTAAAGTTATCATAGTCTTGTTCTGCAACATGCCACTTATGTAAATCAACAACACTAGTGCTACTAGTAACAGTAGCAGAACTAGGACGCATCCTGCTAGTAGTTTCTTTAGGCCTGTAGTACCCACTAGTAGCACAGTTATGACAATGCCACAGGTAAGCACCATCAACATTCTTAATGTACAGCCTACTCTTAGTGTCCTGCCCCATGTGACACGTAGTATGGTTTGCCTTTAGTTGGCAACCATCTTCTATATCATCTAGGGGTATGTTGTTCATCTCAAGTTCATCTAATGCTTCTCTGCCATATAGTGTACTCATATAATATTCCCATAGTCTACATTAATATAGTTCTGATTCAGCAGCAAGCTCATGTGCTAGGCGTTTATGAAAAGAATCTTCACCATCATCACCACTAACTAGCCAATCAATTCTCTGTGTATAAATCTCTGCTCGACGCAACATCCTTAGCGCAACTCTAAACTCGCTGATTGTTGCTTCGGTGTAGTCATGGGACATACCACCACCCCATTGATCTACTTCTGTACTGCCGTTACTAATAATCAATTGCTCAACGCTATCAGCAATTCGACCTAGCTTATATTGATTGTAGTCAAAATGTCCACCACTCATGTGTTTTTCTCCTTTAGTTTATTCGCTGCCCATCTAGCACCTGCTAGAAAATCTTTGCTAACACCTAAGTCATCAATGTCATCAAATGTTAGCTGTACCCACTCAGGGGTGTCCAAAGGCTCAGATTCACGACTCATTGCAATGAAGCAAGCTTCAACAGAACACATTTCCTTGTTGAGATATGCACGAATAAGATCATGAAATTTCTCGGGAAAGTTAGCCATATTAAAAGATTTGCATCCGCCAATCCCGCCCATATCGTTTTGAATTGCAGCATCAAAAAGTGCCTCCATGAACACTTGTCCAGTACACACTTGGAATAGGGTGGGCCTGATATCATCCGGTTTATCCCAAGACTCATCATCCCACGACGCTTTAATTCGTTCGTTCATTCTTTAACTCCAAAATGTTCTTTAATTGCTACACAGCTATCAATACCGCACTCAACGTAACCGGCCCAATGGTTATCCTTCATCATAGTTTCATCTTCAAATATACGTTTATATTGCTCTTCAACCTGACTTAGACATTCCTTGACAATCGACTCGGCAAACTTTAATGGGTCTAATTCGCCGCATACATAGTCTCCACCATCTTCGATGACGATAGCCTGATCATACAGTTTAGCAATTATTTCATTCATGTGTGCTCCACAATCTTAATAGATGTACGATTGATGACAGACCTGCATACTATGCATGGCTTGGCTAGTAGCGGACTACCATCTTTACCATACCGCGTTACTAGTAATCTATAAGCCTTAGTCCAATCACATTTAATTAATGCTGCAACTTCGGCATGTAGGTAAATCTTATGCGGTTCCCCTACACTACTACCTGCACGTGCCATCAGGGGATGTGTCTTAACGTAGGAGTTCTGACCTGTAGCCAGTAGCCTCCCACGTTTATCATACACGAATGCAGATACTATATGCTTACACGAACACCTTGACATACAGTTCCTGTATACTCTTAGAGTCGTCTAATGTCAACTTCTCAGTGAAGCTAACCTGTAAGGCATACGATACGCTGTAGCGTTGCTGCTTACGTGCCCAATTGATCAGGGTACGTGGAGACATAGTAAGCCCTACCTTACCTTGCTCATACGCATTACGTACAAGGTTGGCAAACTTAACCATATCTTTAGCAACAGTCTTGCTAACGCTACTCTTACTAGTAATGATGTTAATCTCATGATCAGCAGACAGATACCCAAGCCTAATGGTATTGGTAAACCTATCAATGGTAGCAGTATTCTGAATACCAACACCAGAGAATGCACCTGTAGTATCTCCCTGACCTACAGTGTTACCAGCAAACACAAGCCTAAAGTCCTTATGCGGGATGACGATACGATCAGCACTAGTGCCGGGCTTTTCCTTGAGATAGAGACTACCACCATCTTCTAGTAGGTTCTGCATACCCATAGCAATCTCGCTAGGCATAAGCTCCCACTCATCGACTAGGCATACAGCACCATGTTTAGCTGCCTCAGTTACTGCACCATCCTCCCATACAGTAGCACCACCACGTACTACCAGTGAACCGAACAATGCCGCACTCTCAACATCACCCGACATATTGATACGTATGAATGGCATGTTCAACTTAGCACAGACATACTTAACTAAGCTTGATTTACCGCTACCTGTAGGGCCTGTAAGCAAGCTCTTATCACCGTCCATGATACCCGCTACTAGTAACGCTGCCTCGTTGCGTTGCACTACATAGTCAGTATCTACCTGCGGTACAAGCCTAGCAATATCAGGGTTTGAATTAGTATCCAGCACCTTGACTGCAAAGTCATTAGTAGCTGGCACATATCCGAACACACTGCTAAACAATGTCTGATCTGTAGATACAACTACAGCATGTATCGGGGTAACGTCAATCGGAGATTCCTTAGGGCCTTTGCCCAAGTGTGCCGCAATTGCCTTAGCAACCTTATCATTCAATGGATTCATACTATGCTCCTGTCAATCACTGACAATATTGTCGAAGAGAGTTTATCTAAGTCGTTAACTACTACGTTGTTTTTATAGTACATAGTAACATTACTATCACAAATACCAATACCATATACGTCAACACCCATATCTTCTACATCCTTAACCACTGTAGCAGTGTATCGATTGATATCACCTGCCCAATCCCTACCTGCCGGACTACCATCAGACAATACTAGTAACACCTTTCGATGTGACTTGTGCATCATCAATTGATTAGCCGCATATGCAATGGCATCACCATCACTATTCTGCCACAAGCAAGCACTAGCCCTACTAAATCTACTGATCAACTCGGCTTGCTGTATCTTCTCATTGAAGTCGTTGAACACCCATATGATGGGCTGTTCTTCCTTGCCCACTGTATTGGTAAATCCCAACACACTATACGGTATGTTCAAGGGTTTCAATGCCTCAGCTAAGGCACCAGCACCAGCACATGCCATATCAAACTTAGTGCCTGACATACTACCACTACAATCTACCAACAGACAGACACTAGTATCTAACGTGGAGCTTACAACACGCTTACGGAATACCTTACTAGCTATCGAATCATTACCACTAAACAACTTGTGCAAGCTACCAGTATGTAATGTTCCTTTCTTCTGTGCATATTCGTACCTGTCTTTGCTACGTGTCTGCAACTTAATACGTAGCTTGTTAGCTAAGGGCCTAGCATTACTAGTAATGTAGTTACTAACTACCAGAGATTTTAATGTCTGTTCGTTAGCAAAGGATACTTCCTTGTGTGTTACAGGAAACCGTAGCACAATATAATCCTTAGTGTTAGGGATTATGTAGTCACTACCATATGCAGTTACTTCATGGATTAGATGAACACCTGTCCTGTCTGACTTGTGCTCGATACCCTTATCCCGCATCACTTTCTCTACGTCAACAATACGATCAATCATATCGCTACTAGTAGCACCACCTGCACCAGCATCATCTGCGCTGTCTTCACCCTTACCCTTACCTTTACCCTTCCCTTTAGACTCATCGACATTCTCGTAGTCTTCCTGCTTCTCACCATACACGTCATTCAATATGCGTACTGCTAACGCATACACTTCCTCGGCGTTGCCTGTTTCACGTACATCATACAGATCAGGCAAGTATGCTTTGAGCTTGTTATACCTATCCACACCTACATCATCAAGCCTATCAAGCATGGCACTATGCACACTGCCCGATGTACCAATCCAATCCCTACCACTAGCATCCCATGCAAACAATGGCAGTGTGTAAGCATGGCCCTTATCTGTAGTTTTACTACTAACTACATCACTTAGATACAGTTCCCAATATGCGTTACTAATAACACGATCACCAGCATATATGCCGTCATTCTTATAATCAATCCGATGGTCTTCGATTAGATTGTTAATCATAGCTAACAATCCTCTTGGCTGTTTCTTATTCAGGAACACAAAGTCACTATGCACAATATGGCTTGTCTCATGCTTTACATAATATCGCATACGTGCTAGCCATTCGGCACTAGTGCTACTAGTAATGGCTGGCAGATACATTGTCTTGCCATTAGTTCTAGGGCATGCTGTAGGCTTGTCCCATTCTACAGTACATCCCGCATTACCTGCACATGCTGATACATATGTTTCAAACTGTCTCACATCAATGTAGTTCATTGTGGATTTCCTATATTGGAATAGTAATATGCAATATATATCCGATTGAATTCACTGTCGAATATATCCTCAGTCGAAGAATCAATCTCTCCATTGTTACTAGTAACATATTGACGCAATGCCTGATCTAGTTCCATCATTGCTTCCTTAGTTGGCAGTGTGATATAGCGGGACATAATGATGACAGACCTTACGGTCTACTCCATGCATACGCTGCAAGCTTACGTATTGGACTATCTCTCTTAGTATGCTTCACAATATATTCTAGCTTACCGCCTTTATTTTCTAGTGCATTAATAAACAATCCCGCATCGCAATCTTCCTCTAGATATACATGCTCACCACATACATACGAATACTTACTGATCTGGTCAGCAATGCCAAGCATATCTATTTCCTCCCAAGTAACTTGCAACCAGCCATGCCCTGCATCAGTGAATAGTGTGTACATATTATGGCCTCCAAATAAAAACATCAAGGATAACAACAATGATACTAATACAGCATGTGAGAATGAATACTATAGTTTCTAGTTTATTCTTCATCTTCATCCCCTAACAATTCGATATCGTTAGCACGCATCATATACCTTACGTCATCTTCAGACATATATGATAGGCACATCTCAGCGACAGACATACGTGAGACAAGGCCTTGATCCATTAGTTCTAACAAGTAGATTGTTTGCTTACGTGGCATAATATATTCTCCTAAGTGTTACTAATAACAGGGCCTAAGCCCTGTCCATGTTTACTTGGTTGCCTGAATCATTGCATGGGCAAGACTGGCATACTTGTCAGCAAGGGCAAGCAATTCATCTTCTGAAAATTCATCCCGGGTATCCGAATCATACTTCTTCTGAGCTTGATCAATGAAGCTCATCATCCTGTCATAGTCACTCTTAGCCTCTTGCAGTTCACTCTTACCCTTAGGCATAGGCAACTCATCCTCACGGACAATCTCACCACTATC